CCTCTGCGTTTTCTTGTAGTATTCAAATTCAATTACACCGGTTTCACCGTCTTTATTTTTAGCGATGTTACATTCAACAATGGATTTACCCGAAATATCTTCATCATCTCGGTTGTAATAATCATCACGGTATAACAACATAGCTAAACTTGCGTCTGCCTCAATACCGCCTGCCTCTTTCATGTCTGAAAGCATTGGTCGTTTGTCGTTTCTCGTTTCTACACCACGACTTAACTGAGATAACAAGACAATGATTGCACCAGTTTCGTTAGCTATTATCTTTAAATCGCGTGAAATTTTCTCGATACCGTTACGACGATCTAACTTGCTATCCGTTTGCATGAGTTGTAGGTAATCGATGAATATAACTTGTTGCACATCTTTATTTTTCATCGCTTGTTTACGTACATCGTGTGTCGTGATATTGCTTTTGTCGTGAATATCTATATCAAGTTTGAGTATTTTATCTGCTGCAGTAGTCAATCGTGTTAACTCATCGGGGTCAAGGTCTTTAATCTCCTTGATACGAGTTAACTCGATACCAGTTTCAGTCGATAACATACGTTTTAATACAGACACGCCAGTTGTTTCTAAACTAAAGAATGACGTTTTATATCCTTGAGACGCTATATTAAGCAACATATTAAGCGCAAAACCTGTTTTTCCTACTGACGGTCTCGCAGCAACTACAATCAACTGTGTAGGCTCTAAACCACCTATTTTGTAGTCCATTAACTTGTAACCTGTGTTGATTTGTTGTTTAGGTTCTTCGCTATATAGTTCTTCGACAAAATGGTCTACAATTTTCTTTGTTCCACTATCATCAGTAGCACTAATCAAACTGACCTTTTGTAGTTTGTTAAGCATCTCATCGAAGTTGTGCATGCTTGGTTCAGAATTGAATTCTTCTAGTACATTTTGTGTTTGATCTATTTGATAAAGGTTTAATAAATCTTGCTGATATCTTTCAAAAAATCCGTAACCTATAAATTTTGAGTTATATAATTTTGATATTGTCTCGAAATCAAGAAACGATTTATCTTTGGTAGTCTTTAGATAAATTTCGTTGTGGTCGACCTTGCCTACATCAAACACATACTCTATAAATGACTTCATACCATGATGAGTGAACATTTCAGGTTTAACTCGTAACTTTTCTACAAGTTCTGGTTTTTGAAGTAAGCTAGCGACGATGGTACTTTCAATTTCTTGTCGTTCATTCATCGTTACTCACCTCAAACTCATTCAACTTCTTTCTGAAGTCATCCAGTATCTTTTTACGACGTGCTACATATTCCGGGTCATTCTTCATTCTCCAACGATGTTTCGCAGTCTTTTCATCAACTGGTTCTTCTTTAACTGTCTTAGGTTGTTTTTTTAATATATGTGGTAATTTAGGAGGATACGTATTACCATCTTTGATGTAACGTTTAGCCATTTGTAACGACGGTTCATAATCTCCGTCTTCTACTAGAAAATTAATCCATGTTTTAGCTTTACTTTCACTTTTGTTAAACCCCATATCATATACATCTTCTAATAGTTTCAATATGGCCGCTGCCTCTTTTGTAGTCATTGGCAATTGCTATCCCTCCTTTATTAATTTGTCTAAAAAGTTTTCTTCGTCTTCTTTTTGTTTAATGGTTTGGTTCAAGTATTTATCAAAGTTACTTTTTCTAAATAACGTTGATGGCTGTAAATAATCTTTCATAGAATCAACATTGATCCATTCACTTACTTTGTTATCTATCACTTTTAAGAAATCTTCTTTTGAGTATCCCTCATTAAATCTAGCTTTGATTAGTTCTTGATTTGCTTTAGCTCTAAAATTAAATTTCTTGCCTGTATATCTATTTAGATATTCAATAATCTCTTTGTATGTGAAGTGGTCGACTCTATTATTGTTATTCTTAATACTGTTATTCTTAATACTGTTATTCTTAGTACCTACGTTTTCTACCGGTAAGTTTCTTTCCGGTAAGTTTTGTACCGGTACAAAATGACTTGATACGGAATTGTGGTTAATGGTATATATATTCTTACTAAAACCGTTGTCTGTTCTTTCTCTATCAACAAAAAGATATCCGTTATCTTCTAACTGCTTTCTATATTTTTGAAATCGTTTTTCACTTATTTTAAGTTCGTGGCATATTAGACTAACGCTAGGAAATGCTGTTTCATTAGATCCAGCATACGATGATAAATAGCTATATAATGCCTTCGCCTCTATATCAAGGTTTGTATCTTTCATAACGTTTTTAAAAACTAAACCGTATCCGGTCAGATTGCTTTTTAATTTATTTGCCATTCTTTTCTCCTTTCAACATTCGGTTGAGCTTTTCGTCCACATCGACCCAACTGTCATGTAATTTGTATTTCTCGTTGAAACTGTCTATACCTATTTGATGCTGTTCTCTGTGGTGACTTGGGCATAGCGCTAATACTTGATTGCCTATATGATTAATCTTGCGTCTGTTACGTCCTCGTCCTACTGCGTGATAATGTGCAAGTTCAGCATTTGATTTTTGGCATATCACACAATGTCTATTCACTGTCGACCAATAAAGATAAGATCTATCATTCTTAAGTAAGTCGCTCGTTTTATAGCTAAGAGGTATATCGTTATAAAACATCCAGTCCAACGTTACTTCTATAACTTGGCTTGCTTGTGTACGTGTGCAATCACTTAATGAAATACCCTTATCGTAGCCATAAAGGACACAAACGTAATCCATGAACAAATACCTCATATAGTCTCTAGGTTGTCCTGTGTGAGCCTCTATATCGTTACAGAGTGCAAATATCTTTCTGCGTTGTTTATCTGTGATTTTGAACGGGTCTACGACCTGCACATCAACTTCTACTTCTAAACCGTTATCGAGTAGTAATGTTTCTTTGTTTCCTAGCTCCACACCCTCGATGACAACGGTTGTCGTGCCGTCATCTTGAGTGATGTAATTTTTAATTTGAGCCATCCAATCAGTCCTTAAAACGGTAACGGATCATTAGAGATATCTGCACCATTACCAAAAGGATTATTACCACTTTGAGCTTGACCATTTTGTTGTTGTGGTTGGTTATTAGATTGGTTATTACCTTTGCTATCCATGAATTCTATTCTGTTAGCATTTACTCTTACTACTGAACGGTTATTGCCCTCTTTGTCAGTGAAACGATCTTGTTTGAGCGTTCCCTCAACTCCAATTTTGCTACCTTTACCACAATAGTTATTGAGTAGTTCAGCAGTTCTGCCAAACGCTACTACATCGAAAAATGAAGTGTCATCTTTCTTAAATGGATTATCTACTGCCATTGAAAAGTTAGTGACTTGTGTTTGTCCTGCTTGTTTAAGTTCCAAATCTTTTGTTATCCGTCCTGTGATTACTACAATGTTAGTCATTTGAATTCTCCTCTTTATCTAATTGTTTTAGTCCTGCCTCTAATTTTTGATGTGCTATTGCAATTTCTTTTTGATTTACTTTGTTTATGTTACTAATGCCTAGCCAACGCATTGTTTTATCAAGTGTTGCGTCTCTACCTTTTTCTTGTGATAAGGTTACAAATTGATTAATTTTATCCTCTAACTCAGTAATTGCATTGTCGCTTGCACTTGGTACTTCTTCACCGTTATAGATATAAAGACCTAATCCGTGAAGTGCTGCAGCTTTCACGAAACAACGCTTTTGAGCTTTGTTTATATCAAATGTTGTTGCGTTACCTTTAGGTAGTGACTTATTTTTGAAGTCCAATACTGGTAACCACTCTGTTTCAGTCTGACCTTTAACAGTCACTGACACTTGTACAAAATAACCCTCTGGTGTAGCTAAATATGGTACAAAATAGTTTTCTAAAGGTATATCTGGGTGTGGGAATTCATGTGTTTTAACTGTGTAATTGCTATCTATTTTCTTTAATTCTTGATGTGCATAAGACCACGCAAGATAAGTTAAACCGTTTTTCTTTTCTACATGATCGTTTACATCCTTACTGTTTAATTGATTGAATAATGTTTGTTCAGTCATACTCAACCTCCTCATATTCAGTTGTTTCTTTAACGATTTTCTTAATAGCTTTGTGTTTAGTCATGTCAATTACTGTGTTATCCATACCATCGAAGTCTTTAGCGTCTCGTCTATTAGTTGAGTATTTGATATCTGGAAAGTTTTCACTAGGGCGATTAGTAATATATAGTTCGTCGTCAATGTCTTTACGTTTAATGAGATAAGTCACTGTCTCTTTCATCTGCACACTCCCCGTTCGAAATTTGAAACATTCTTTTATAAATTTCTCCTAAATCTTTATACATATTGATTTCAGATTGCATAATTCGTCGTTGACGCTCTAATTCTTCATCACGTTCAGCTAGTTGAGATTTAAGTCGCCATTCGTTTTGCCATGCAATTTTGAGTAGCCTTAATAGTTTTTCTTCCGTTTTATTCATAGTTGACTACCTCCGTTTATTTTGATTTAATTAAGTTGTATATTTTGTAAATCTTGCGTTTTTGACTGTTTGCTAATTGCCGTTAGCATTCAGTCTTTTTTATTTGAAAAAACTCATATTCGAAAAACACAAATGCAGCGATACTGATTAACATTACGATTCCTAATGCAGTTGTGAAGTAGATACCTGCAAATGTGAGTGCTAGTGAAAATGTGAACCATGTGAGTAATGCGATTAAGAATGATTTATTCATTGGTAGTCCTCCTTTATCTGTATACTTGTATATCTCTTTTACAATTAAGTTTTGCTCCATATTTTCGTGCTATAATCCTTTTATCTAATGTGAAAGGATGGTGAGAAATGTGAGTGGTTATTATAAAAACGCTACAATTTGTTTAAATGGTCATGTTGCATCTTCAATCGACTCTAATTACAGAAAATTTTGCAAAGAATGCGGTCAACCTACTGTATCAACCTGCCAACACTGCGATACCAATATTCAAGGTAATTACTATATTTCTGGATTTTTTGGTGGAACTGATTATGAATTACCGTATTATTGTCATAATTGTGGTTCGGCATACCCTTGGACTGAAAAGCTATTAGAAAATGCTATAGAATTAGTTTCTTTAGATGATGATTTGCCTGTTGAACATAAGAAAATCATTAAAAATGCAATCCCTGATTTGATAATCGAATCATCTACAACGCCTGTAGCACAGGCAAAGTACAAAAAATATGTTTCAAATGCTGCTGACTACGTTCAAGAAGGTCTTAAGAATCTTCTAGTAGATGTGGTTAGTGAATCTGTTAAAAAATCTATTTTTAATTAAATTCATATCTACAGAACGGACAAAATTTTGCTGTTTTCAATGTGTGTCGATTACATTTAGGACATAGTTTTGCGGTTCTTTCTGACAGTCCGAAATTTGTCACCGATACTTCAGTTTGACCATTGCCATAGCCCTTAGAAAATTTATATTTGTGAATTTTTTCTCCCTTAGCATTCCTAACTTCCTCTACCAAAAGTGCTGTTAGGAGTGCTATTTTAATGAGTTGTAGTTTGTTCATATTTATCTCCCCTTTCTGTGTATTTCTTCGAAATGTTCATCAATGAATTTATTCATCTTTCTTGCGTTGAATCTCCAACGATTTAAACTTTCATCTGGATAATGTGCGATTCCTTGTTGTTTAAGTAATTTTTCAAATTTAGGATTGAATAATAATCTGTCTTTGATAGTGTCATCAGATGACATTTTCAATTTGCGTTTTAACTCTTTTAAGTCCCAAACTGGATCAAGTGAGTAATTTAACAATTCATCATATTCATCTTTTGCGATGAGTACATGTGTGTCGGGAATTGGGACGGTTACGCTAAGTGTTTGCGTCATCTTAGGTGCTCCTTTCGTGTATAATGTTGTTATCCCTTTGTGAAGGGAGGTGTTGCCTATGGCTAAGGATCATATGACCATCGAGACATCTTGTCCTAATTGTGGTAAACGTATGAAAATTACAACCAAGAAGAAACACAATAAATGTCCAAGATGTAAACTTGATTTTGTTAGAAAGTAGTCTCGAATGGTATACCTTCATCAATTAATTCATCAATCGTGTTTTTAGATTTTTCTAATTCTCTAATAGCTTTGTTTATTTTTAATTTTTTAATTTCTAAATCTTTTCCGTTAATGTTTAATTGATGAATAAGTTTAGGTCTTTTTCTATCAAGCACCTTTTTAGTAACTATTGCAGTAGTTGCTATTAAGAGTGCTTTTTTGATTAGATTTAAATATTTCATTCCATTTCCTCCTTTAAATTGTTTGTTCGATTGTTTGGTATAATCACCGTTGGTAGAAAAGCTTTCTGGAAAACGACTTTTAAAGTCTTAATCCCTTCTATAACAGGAGTATTTGGAATGCTTCTAGCACTATTAAAATTATTAGTAAGTAATTAAAGAAGTTTAGTTTTCTGTTAATATCAACTATTTCCCAACCAGTAATCTTGATGTGGTTGTCACTACATCGAGATTTTTTATTTTCTTCTCGCATTCCATTCACTCCTTTAAGTTGTTTGTTCGATTGTGGGTATTAATCATTTTTGGGTTCTGGTAATAGTTCGAAGTGTTTTTCTAATTCTTGTGCTGCCCAACGCATTACTTCTTCTAAGTGTTGTTCTCTGCTTACTTCTATTGTTTCTATCTTGCCTGCTTCTTCTATAGTGTGTTCGTATGTTTCTGATTCATCGTTACTATCCATTTGTAAGTAATAATGAACAATCGTAAGTATGTTTCTTTGTTCTGGTGTCATCATGATTCCTCCTATATTTCAATCGCAGATGGTCTAACATCTTTGATGAATTGAATTATTAGGTCTACGTCTTTACGTTTGATGTGGTTGTTAGGTGCGTTACCTTTCATACCAAGATTTTTTTTAGACTTAACTAATAATTTAGATTTAACTTTTCCTAATTGATGACGATACTCTTCTTTAGCTTTCCTGTTTGCTAATGCTTGTTCATATACATCTCCGATTAGGAATTCATCTATCGTTACTTGAATACCAGCTTTACCTAGAATTTGTTCAGCTTTAGACTTGATAGCAAATTTGATAGCGTCAATGTCTTGTGGCGTTACATATTCGCCTTCGAATTTTTCGTTTAATTCTTCTAATTTCTGATTACTTACTTTTCCTGTTGAAATTAAGTAATCGAGTTTGTCACTAACTAATTGTTCAATAAGTTGGTTCATATCATCTAATGAAGTAATTCCGTATGCACTCGCTAACTCATTATGTTGTCTTTCTACTTTGATGAAGTAACCTCTGATTTTTCTTCCAATTTCACTACGTTGTATCATTGAAATTTCTTTCGCCATGTCTAGTGTCATGATGTGGTCGAGTTGTTCATAAGTACGTAGTCTTTTTTGACTTTGTACTTTTACACTTTGAATGATATAGTCGATATTTTCTTCAAAACCGTATGCAATCATCCGTTCCATCCATTTATCATATTGAGTTCCGATTTCTAATCCTTTGTGTAATTCACGACCACTTACTGCAACTGTTCCATCTTCATTACGTTTTAAATTGAATAGCTGTTGAATTTCATTCATTAACTTTTCACCTCTTCTTTGATTTCTAAGATTTTCGCAATTCGTTTCTTTTGTTCAAATGCATCTCTACGTCCACGTAAGATATCTGATAAGTAAGCACTTGAAATACCTAACATATCTGCTAGTTGCTTATTCGTGATGTTACGTTTAAGTAATTCCATTCTTACTTTCATGCCGAATTCTGTTGTTGCCATGATTACACCTCCATTAACTTTTTTACTAAGCATATAAATTATCCATTGAATTAAAATAACTTTTGTGCTAATATTTAAGCATAGCTTAATAAACCTATAACAACGCAATTAAGCACTGTTAAATCGGTTGCTGTCACTCGTTCCCTAACGAATATTTGTTATTTGTTTAATGGCTAAATTTAAAGCTTAAATACAGTATAATAACTTATATGCTATTTGTCAAACTAAAATAACAAATAAGTTAACTGTGATAGGAGAATTTTATGAATTTAGTACAAAGAATACGCAACTTATGTAACTCACAAAGCTTGACTTTTGCTGAATTAGAGAGGATTTTAGGTTTTTCTAACGGACAAATAAGAAGATGGAAAAAAACTAAACCAGGAATTGATAAAATTCAAAAAGTAGCCGACTACTTCGACGTATCTGTTGACTACTTATTAGGAAGAGAAAAAGATGAATACGCTGGCGAGCAAGAAGATGAAGAAATTCGTATTATGCATCGTGGCGTAAAAAACATGACTAAAGAAGATAGAGAAAAAGCATTAAAAATGTTTGAAACTTTCTTCGATAATTGGGACGAATACACTAAAGACAAATAAAGGGGATTTTATTTTGCATTTTGTATATCAAAATTCATTTTTAAAAGCAGCACGAGCTGTAAGTGCATTAATTGAAACTAATTATATAGATAGATTCCCTTTACCTATTAAAGAAATAATAGAGAATGATAGTAATGTGGAATTATTTACGTTTGAAGATTTTTGTAATATGACTGGATACACTTTAAATGAATTACAAACATACGGTGGTTCTGATGAGGCTTTTCATATTAAAAAGGGAAATAAATTCGCCATTATTTATAACGACAATATATATAATAGAAGATTACGTTTTACTCTAGCTCATGAATATGGTCACTATATCATGGAACATGATGGTATGAGCTACGAGAAAACACCTATATTCCAAGATTCTCAACGTACTCATTTAGAGGAATATGAAGCTAACTCGTTTGCCTCATGCCTCCTATTCCCTCTTAATGTTAGATACAAATATCGTAATGTATTGAGTGTAGGTGATGCGGCAGATCTATTCAAAATTAGTTATCAAGCTGCAAAAGTTGCATTAGATATCTTTGATGAACACATGGACAGTGGATTAGAATATCATATTTCAATGTTTGAACATAGGCACATGGAAACTTATATGTCATTTCTTGAAGAAATGTTAGGAGAGCAGTTGGCAGAATATAATCACATAATGAGAACTGAATACGGTTATTAAAACTCACTACGGTAATTACTCTATTACGTTTGAGCCGTTGAAAGTGTACAAATTGCATAGAGTTGATTAACTCTGTCCTACTGACGCTATAATATAAATTTATAAAGGAGAAATATAATGAAAATAATTAATTATCAAGTTAAACTGAGGAAAATTTTTTATACCGTGAGAACTAACAGAGGTAATGTTTTTAGGAAGTCACGTCCTAAAAAGGAAAGTATTATAAAAACACGCAGAAAATTACAAAAATACGCCAGAGAAATTGATAAAAAAAGACAGTAAGTCCAAAGGAGGCGTAGATGATGACATTCGTTATTGAATGCCTATTAATTTTACTAATTGTAAATGTTATTTTGTTAATCATCAATATTTATAAACTTATAAAAGCGAACGAACAAATTTCTAAAAAAGCTTATACCATGTGGACGGTATTAACTATAGTTTTTATCTCTATTATCGTGATAATACTATATAATTTTATTTTTTTATAATTATATAATTCACATTTAGTTACTGCATATGATCAAGATGAAATAAACTTAATCTAAGGGGATGAATACATTGATCTATGTGATTATCGGTTTGTTTTTAATTAGTATTTTTTTATTTATTTTCAGTTTCTTTTTATCGCAGACGGAAGGGCTTACCTATAAAAGGACTTGCAGGACTATAGCCTTAGCTTTTTTGTTATTAGGTTTCTTTTCTTTCATAGGTCACTTGGTTATTTTATTATCTGAATAGATTTAAAGGAGGAAATATCATGTTCGAAAATTTATTAACTTCTATAGGTATTAATTCTCTTAAAGTAGACACTTTAGTCAAATCTGAATACATTTCACCTAACGATTCATTGTCAGGAATAATAAACTTATATGGTGGAAATACAACTCAAATTGTTAATAAAATTGAACTATCTTTAATAGAAAGGTATGACAACCCTGATGAACGCAGTCAGATACCTGTATTAGAAAACGAATTAGAAACCCTTATTTTACACAAAAACATAAATATTAATAAAGAGGAACAAAGAAGTGAAGAATTTAAATTCAATCTTCCTGAAGTTAGTTTTAAAAGAAATCAAGATTATTTAATTTTAAAAACACGAGTATACATTGCAAATTCTGTAGATGCTTACGATGAAGATAAGATATTTTTTAAATAAAGGTGATAATAAGAAGTCTGAAAGCAAATCAAACAAGAAACCTAATGATTCAAAGAAAGATAAAAAAGCAGATAGCAAAGAAAAATCAAACGACACTTTTAGCGACGATAAACAACAAGCTAGTTCAGATGATAGTTATAATGATACTGCTAACAATGAATCTGAAAGCACATCTAAAAACGACAATGGCAAAGCACAAGACAACAACGGTAATAATGAACGCACAGAAGGTAAACAAGCTCAAGTAACACAACAAAATAATCAGCAACAAAGTAACAACAATCAAAATCCACAAAACAATAAAGGTTATATGACACAAGCTGAAATTGATGAATGGAATAGAGCAAAACCTACTACGCATAACGAGTCACAAATGGAACAAGTGCCACAAAACCATTCTGGTGGTCACCCATCAGCGTTTGGTAAAAGTGATGTTCCAGTGGGTACACAAAAAAACTGATTCAAATGGAGATACTTATATAGACGCAACAGGCAAATAATTTATTGGGTACTTAGTACCCTTTTATTTTACTCTATTACGTTTGAGCCGTTAAGAGTATATGAACTACATCAAATTGATTAACAGCGTCCTAGCGGCGCTTTAATATAAATATAATAAAGGAGAAATATAAGATGAACACTTTATATAATTTACGTAAAAAGAATAATTTAGAAATCGATGAATTAACAAACAAACTCAATAAAATTTACGGTACTGATTATGAACCACATCATTTATGGGAGTGGGAAAATCATCAAAAAGACCCTAAAATGAAGGACGCACTAATTCTTGCTGATTTCTTTAATTCTTCATACGAAGAATTCTTAGATAGTAAAATGAGACAAAGATACAAAGAATTATATGATGTTGAAATAAGAGGGATTAATAAGTAAAGATAATGTAATGCTTCCAAAGGAAGTTGAGGGATGGAGAAAGAAAACTTGAAAGAGCGTTTATTACTTAAATGTCAAGAAGCATTTATCATGGGGATAGATAACATTAAAAAAGCAAATAAAAAAAAGATAACCCCAGGGTCATAGGAATTCTCAGCTTACGCCTACCCCCATTCGGGGACCCAGAGCTAATCCTTCTCGAGTTATCTTAAATATATTATAAGTTACATTGATTACTATTTCAAGAATAAATAACCGGGTAGTTCACCTACCCCTATTATTTATTCTGTATCTAGTGATGGTTTTATATATAAACAAAAGTAATTCAGTATAGCAGTATAGTTTCGAGGTGTAGAAATGACTCTAGTTATAAATTGGCTTTTTATTTTATGTGGTATATGTATACTATTATTTGTATACAATGCATATATGTTTCTTAAAATAAAAATGGGAATTTTAAAAAGAACTTACGCTATATGGACTATATTATATGCATTGTGCATCTTTATTATTGCAATTATGCTTTATGACTTTTTGTACTAAATTAAGATTCTATTGGTAAGGAGACTAATTTTGAAAATTTTAAATTGTAAAATAAAATTAAGTGAAGTAATTTATGAAGTACAAACAAATAAAAATAAATATTTTAAATACGCTTTACCTAAAAATATTTCTAATTATAAAGTACGAAAAGTGCTTAAAAATGTCGAAAGTAAATTAGATCATAACTCAAATAATTGATACATTAAAGAGATGTAAATCACAACAACGACAAAATCAACAACAGCTAATATTTCTTATGTGAGAAAGGACTATTTCTTATTATGTTTTATTTCCTTTTTAGTACTATCATCATAATCGTTATGTTGTTTTTACATTCTTTTTATCTAATTCTACGTATTCAAGAAAAGAAAATGACAATAAAAGGGTATTTAATATACATATTAATTTATTTTGTAATTCTAATAATATTATTACTTATTTTTAAAGGTTTAATTTGAGAATATTTTAAAAGGGTAATATACTTACCCTTATTATTTTTACCTTTTTGAGGAGAGATAGTATGCAAACACGACGTTATGATGGTGAAAAGTGGCAATATGAGTTTAAATATGAAGGTAAACGATATCGCAAAAAAGGTTTTAGGACAAAACGAGAGGCAAATTCTGCAGGAATGGATAAACTTAATGAGTTGCGAAATGGCTTTAATACAGACCACAATATTACATTAAAAGCATACTTTGAGAACTGGATTAAAACATATAAACAACCAGTTGTTAATGAAAACACTTATCGTCATTATCGTTTTACTTTAAAGCATATTCAGGATCATAAAATTGGTAACACGGAATTATCAAAAATTAACAAACAAGTCTATCAAAAGTTTATAAATGACTTTTCTAAAGAACACGCTAAAGAAACGATAAGAAAAACAAACGGTGCTATTCGTTCTGCTTTAGAAGACGCAGTTTATGATGGGTTAATACACAAAAATCCAACTTACAAAGTGAATTATAAAGCTGGCAATCCGACTAAGCCAGAAAAAGAAAAATATATATCTTTAAACGATTATGAAAAGTTAAAAGCATATTTAAAAACTATAAATAGTAGATCAGCATTAGCTTTATTTATCATGATTTGTACTGGTTGTCGAATCAGCGGTGTTAGATATATGAAATTAGAATATATAAACCAGTTGAAAAATCAAATATATATTAACGAACATAAAACAGATACTTCTCCTAGATATGTAAGTGTAGCCAAATCAGATATGAAACATATTTTAGATATGATAAATAATTTAATCATCAGTTATGATGGTTACATTTTTAAAGATACTGGTAGTATTATTACTGTGAATGCAATAAACAAAACATTAAAAAAAGCATGTGAAGTAAATGAAATACCTATCATTACATCACATGCTATTAGACATACACATTGTTCATATTTATTAGCCAAAGGTATTTCTATTTACTATATTTCAAAACGGTTAGGTCATAAAAATATAGCAATTACTACATCTGTTTACTCACATTTATTAGAAGAAAAATACAGTGAAGAAGAAACAAAAACGACTAATATTTTAGAAAAGATGTAGTTTAGGGACTCTGTAGGGACTTCAAATGCTTTAATCACCATAGTTATAGCATTTATAAATCTCCTTCGAGGGGGCTAA